AAACATGAAAAATTCAAAAATTTCACGTATACGTTCGAGCACAAAATCGCGTGCTCGGGTCAGCGTTGTTCCTCTCAGAGAAGAGGACCAATCAGGCTCTCCAAGCGCTGTTGGCGTTACAGAACGCGCTGACATGAGTTTAAGGGTAACCGACTGTTCGACAAGGTCGGGTTCGAAACTCGTGTCCACTCTCTCTGGGCTGGTATGCACAGAGATCGGGGCTTCAAGCTCCGTCGCCTTGATTGTCGAATCCCTCGTGTGGGCTTTTGTCACTGACCGCGCCTCTAAGAAGAAAGAGGCCGACTGGTTCAGCGCTAAGGATTTCTCCCGTTTCCGTGCTTCAATCACGGAAAGTGCGAAGAGAGTCCAAGCACACGAGGATGTTGAGAACAGCGAGCAGAAATATGTCAAATATTGGCTCGACACCGTTCTTTGTCGGTTTGTAGGCGATCCACGGCTACCAGATAAGCCTGAATGGATCCTACTGCCCTTGTTTACGGGATGGACAGCTCGGTGTGTCTCGAGGCGCTTAGCACAGGGACCTTCACACAAAGTAGCCGCATCATTTGTATACACCCTTCAAAAAGGATGCAAACAGATGTGGGCTCCAATGAGTGAAGAATCCAAAGAATTGGCGCTTCAGAAACACAAGACAAGGCTCTCTCAAGTACACGGTCTTTTGCCAAATGATTTGCAAAATCGCATTCGCGAAATTTCTTTTGTAGTATTTGGCCCGAGGAAAAATGAGAGTCCTGCCACCAAGTTTGTACCGTCTGGTAGTGCATGCTTACAAGCTTCCCGCCGAAGCGGAGGTGCGTTAAGCCTTTTTGAGCCCTACCAACTCCCGACGTTTTCGAAGAAGAAGTCCGGTCTTTTTGATGTTACGACTGTTGCTAGTAATGGCAAGTGTGTTGTTTCAGTCGAGGCTAGACCTTCCGTTCTTGCTACCAAGTCTCTTTCGATTCCAATTGAGAGATCTCTTCTTGGTAGACTTCCAACGTTGGTTCATTCCGTTGATGAATGGCGGCAGCGAAACTTCGAACTTAGTCTGCGTCACGTTCTTGCAGATATAGTCCTCGATTCGCCCACCGACTTAAGCCCCTCATTCCGTCACGATCCGAAGATCTTGGATGTCTCCGTCATGGCTATTCCTGAGCCCGGAAAATTTCGTATTATTACGAAAGGAGACGGTTTACTTTACACGGCTCTCCAGCCGCTGCAAGGTCAAATGTTGGATGCTTGGAAAAATCATCCTTCTTCGACTATGCGCGATGAAGATCTGTTGCC